GGCTTCTTCCAAGCCGAAGTTGAGGTCACCTTCTTCCGCATCTCCCGAGAGGTTGGTGGACTGGGAGAACACCAGCAGGTCAGGTGTCGGGGGGCAGTTCTCGACGACCCACGTCTGCCACTCCGGCAGCGTGTTGAACTCGCCCTCGTTGACCGACAGCTCCGACGCAGGTCGCCACAACGTGATGGCATCTGAGGTGTCTATCGGCAGCTCTTGGGGGTGGCGGGGTTCGTACCAGTCAGGGTGCACCAGCAGGCCGGGGATTTGTCCATCCTCGACGAGGTCGCGATAGCGCATCTTCTGCCCCGAGCGCTTGCACTCAGCTATCGCGTGACGACCTATTGCATAGCGTCGTCTACGGTTTCTTGCGTTGGTCACCTGATCCTGCCACCTGTCCTACGCCTGTGATTGGAGCCTGGGACGATTACGAAGTCGCCACGCTCCCGCTGTGCGCCGTTGGCTTTATTGAACGCGAACTCTGCCTGAACCAGTAGTCGGTCGACGTACTGATCAGGAGCGAACTTGATCGCCAACTTACCGGCCAACCCTGCAGCGAAGGCTTCGCGCATGTAGTACGGAATATCTGGCTCAAGGGCTCCCCCCTCGCCAGCATCCGTGAACTTGCGCATCACGTACATCTGCAGCACGTCGGTCGAGTTCTCAGGCACGGTCCACAGGGTGACGTCTATCAGTTCACGCCGTTTGTCCGCGAAATACCGACTCGGCTTCCCCCGAGTCAACTTGTCGGGGATGTCGAAATACTCCTGTCGGCTCATGGGATAGATCGTAGTGTCCGTCCCCTGCCTGGTGAGCGCGACCATGTTGATGTCGATGATCCGGCCATCCGTGTCGGGATCGATGGTGTAGGTTTCAGTGCCCTCCGTCAGGGCGTAGTCGGAGATGAGGTCCATGCGGAAGTCCTGCATGTCCTCCGCTGCCCAGTCGACCAACATGAAGTTGATCGAGCGTCGAGCGCTCGCAATGTGGCCAGCGTTGAGCGTCGCAGGGTCAACCTTGCAACGCTCGAACGCATCGTCCACACATTCCGCGAGCGGTGCGGACCAGAGGTAAGTGCCACTGGTCGGCATCAGCTGCTCTGCGTTATAACGACACGAGCAGTGCCCGTGCCTGTCCCCGTCAGCCGAAGCGCAAGGGCCTGCAGGGGCACACCTACCACGGCTGTGGTAATGGCGTTGGCCTGCAAGACTTCCCACACTGCATTGGCCGGGGCAACGTACGAGGGGTCTCGGTGGTTGTCATAACTCCCACCGGGGTTGGTCCCCTGAATGTTGTCGTTGGTCCAGTCCACCGCTACTCCGGTGAGTCCACCCGCCGCCGCATTGATCGTGATGTACTCACGGTCGCGCGCGATGGGCACATAGACCACTCCGGTGTCAGTCACCGACGCGACAATAGGACGTGAAGCCTGGTGTCCCATAGCTACCTCCTATCAGTCGTTCAGCGAACGGTCATCCGCCATGATGTACGTCATGTAGACCTCGCTGGTGAGCGTACCTGGGGTACCCCCGCCAGTGCCTGCATTGATCTCGTTGTCCGCTGACTGCTCCACGCCGAACTCCACACCAGGCGTAGTGGCCGTAGCCACGTTGATCGCCAGGTTCACAACAGCGTCAGCGCCGTCGAGCAACGCATCGGTATTGGCACCGAGCCCGATGTCGAGCAACGGTGTGATGCCACCCGTGTGGGAAGCCACAATGTCGATGTTGGTCACGATGGCCCCGGATGGCAGGTAGATGCCCAGTCCAGTGCCCACTGAAGCTGCAGGGTCAACCGTGAACTGCAGGACCATTGGCAGGACCGCAGGGCTCGGTCCATCCAGCTTTGAGCTGCTGGCGTTGGTTGCACCACGTGCACGCCAGTAGCCAGTAATCGTTGATCTCTTACCCATCTGTCTGTCTCCAGTCCAGGCGTTGCCGCCCGGTCGTCAGGGATGTATTGAGGAAAGGGGGCCCGAAGGCCCCCTCAGTTTACTCGGCTTACGCCGTGCCGCTTGAGCCGAACCCACCACGGTAGTCAGACCACCCGAAGCTGTAACGCTCCCGGCTCTTGTACCGCATGTTGCCCGTCTCGAAGTCGCCTTCCACCCCACGCTGGATGTTCTTCCGAATCATGTGCTTGAGCCCATCCATGCAATCCGTGATCAGGAACCACGCATTCGGATCGGTCAGTCGATGATTCTCGTGGGAGCCACCCGGAACCTTGCCCTTCGACTTCAGCGCGTTGATGTCGTTGTCCGCCGTACCAGGCCGGAACTGCGACGCCAGGATGCGCTCAGCTACGAAGGTGAGGTCCGTGGGGATGATCAGTCGCAGAGGAACAACAGCGATGTTGATCCCGCGCTCATCAACCCACTTGCTGATCTGAATGCAGGCTTCCTCCAAGGAGGTCTCCGACAGATCGGCTTGGGTGGAGAAGGTGTTGGACTGAACGCCGCCGCCCCACAGGGGGTGATCGGTGTCGAACAGTGGCACACCGTCGCCGCCAGGGTTGGCAGCGTCGAAGCCGTTGTTCAGTACAGCAGCACCTTTGACTTCCTTGGTGTGGACCATCGACCGTGCAAGCGCGCGAGCGTACTTGCTGCCAACGTCCCCATAGAGGTTGTCTTCTTCCGCTTCTTCGGTCAGCGAGAAGGCCAGCGCGATGGTCTCGTGCACATACCGTGAGGTGTATGCCTCTCCACCACTGTCGTACGTGACCGGCGCGCCCTCGGGCTTGACTGGCGCTCCTGCCAGACCTGCCAACAGCACGTCTTCCTCGTACGCTTTGACCGAACTCGTGGTCTCGAAGATGGTGCGATATTCAAGGGAGTAACGCTTGTACTCCATCCCGAATACCGTGTTCAGACCTTCTTGCAACTGCTTGCGGAAGGTCGCTCGATTCATGACAGCCATGAGCTGATCCTCCTAATAAGTGGTTGCAGTTGCAACGCCTGGACGTGAGCGCTCGTGGCTCAGGACCTGGCAACGCACTTTCGCAAATGCGCCCGTCTCGGATTGATTGATACCGTCGATCCCTTCAGAGATTCCGACGATGCGCAGCTTGAGATTGGTGGTGTCCGACTCATCGATCTCAGAAGCGGACCTGCCTGTGACAGGGTTGCCTGTACCGATGTTGTAGCCGAAGACCAGGCCGACGTCCGTTTGAGCGAACGTGGTCATCTCCGCGATGTACTCCAAGTTGGGGTCATCGTAAACCCAGCACTCCACGAGCTTGGCGGAGTCTGCCAGGGCGATGCCCGGCCAGTATTGGAGCCAGACGATGTCGCCTGAGTCATTGACGTAGTTGCACCCTGCGAAGATGCCAAGTGTCCGTTCTACGGTGTCGTCGTCCGCAACAATCGTGACGTCGCGGCCCGTACCTGAACTCTTGACCAGATCACCGGAGAACATCGCAACCGCGTAGTCAAACGCGATGCTGTATCCACCGAGCCTTGCAGGAGTGCCTCCACCAATGTTCGTATTCGGGCGGAACCCGAACGGGGCATTGACGTTGGCCATGGAAAGTTACCTCGAATCAATCGTCCGCTGGTTGCGCCTGCCTGCCAACAACGCGAGGCGGGTGCGATACCTGGGACGTGTGGGTCTTTGTGATCCGATGACCTTGTATCTGCACGTCTTCAAGGTCGGCATTGACTGCCGACATCTGAGTTGCGGTGAGACCGTCGTAGTACGCACGCCTCTCGGCATACATATCTGAAGGCATCTCGCAGAGCATGAGGTCATCGACGATGAGTCGACCCTCGCCATCGTCAGAACGCGTCAAGGACATAAAGTCCTCGGGTACGGTGTCAGCTGGTCTTGGTTTCCAGCCTTCCCGCATACGCATATTGACATTGCGCGGGTCCTCCTCACCCCTCACGGTCACGCGAATCCATCGTTGCGTCATGCCCTCTCGGCACTCTGGCGCTTCCAACGAACTCGGACGTTCCCAGCGACCCTTATTCGGGTACTCAGGGTGGGTGGCACGTTCCTCCGACATCGCGTCCACACGCGTGTCGTGCCCACGAGATTGACTCTCATGCGTTTCGTCCCGGCTGTCTCCAGCGGGGATTCGAGATTCTTCTTTATCATCCTGCACGTTGGCGCTCCTCTGCGTCGGTCTGACGCTTGTTGAGTGCGTACTCCTTCAGGTGATCTTTGTTGTTCGGGTCCAGACCGAAGCGTCGCATGTTGGCGAACTCGATGGGGCCCAGATCGACCTTGTTGGGGTTACCGCGCGGGTTGGAATTACGGGAAGCATCGTCAGCCGCAGCAACAGGACTACGGGGCTTTCCACCCGCCTGCCGGTGCTGCTGATTTCTTGGTGGAGGGGCTGGGTCTCCGTCCTCATCAAACAGCTCGGGAGCCGCTTCACGGAGCCGGAGGTCCAGTTCCTCAAAGTAGTCCTCATCGGTGGGTCGGAACCCATCTTTGTGGACTTCCTTATCCAGCCGGTTTGCAAGCCGGGTCTGTTTAAGGAACCCCTTCTTCCCGTACCAGTCGGAGTGAGTATCCATCCACTCGTCGGCCAGCTCGGTGTTCCGGGGTGGTGTGGCAGGTGGGTCGTCGAGACCGTCGTCGTCGCCGTCATCTACCACGTATTTCAGAGCGATTCTTTCAGCCTTGAGATCAGTCAGCTGCCCGTTGAGACGAACGTGCGCTGGCGTGTCTCCCTTCTCGATTGCCTCAGTCAAGTCA